TAAAAACTCTCTAAAAATGGAATTGTTTGAGAAGACCAACCACCCATTTCTGTTGGAAATACTGTTCCTACGCCTTGTTTATTATAATTAGCACCTGTTATTTTAGTCATTTGAATACAAGGATTAGAAGAACCAAAAATAGCAAATCTTGTTCCACCATTAAACATAAATCTATGATTACTGGAATTTGTGTATCTATATGTTGAGTTAGGACAGTTAAAAGTCATTTCAGTTCCATTGTCGTGATAAGAAATATGAGAACCTGCTTTAGTATCATCATCAAATTGTGTGCCTTCAGGATTAGAAATAAAATTAAAACCTGATGCGTGTTTTACTTTAAATCTATTTGAACCAATAATAGTTGTATTTAAAATCTCACTTTGAGAAGTTTGAAATATACCTAATTTTGTTGTTCCAACAACGAATTCTATTCTTCCTGTTGTCACTAAATTTTTTAATACAAGATAGTCATCAGCACCATTCAAAAACAATTGAGCCTTTTTAAGAGTTCCACTTGAATTTGTATTTTGAAGAGTTAATACTGATGAATTACCAGCACTACCATTATGACCTGTTGATAAAATTAAATTACAATCGTCAGCACCATTACCAGTTATAATATCTACTTGTTTTGTATTAAATTCAACTTTATTATCATTATACATTTTTATATTATTCTCTGCGTTTGTTTTCAAACCCATCATTAAAAAATTACCACTATTATTATCTCCTATGTGTGTATAATTCATCGTAAAACAATTACCTTGTGCGTTTGCCTTACCAAAAACATATTCTACTGAATTACCATCATTTAATGACCCTGCTAATAATTGTGCTATATAAAAACTTGTTGTATTAGTTGGTGATACTATTAAAGGGTCAATAAAAGTTTTTCCACTAATATTTGTCGTGCTGGTTGGTGTAAAAGTTGTAGATATAACACCAGTAGATACATTTAATTCTATAGGAGGCGTTGCTGTAAATTGACCTCTTATATGACTTGTAGCAGTATTACCAGTAGTTAGAATAGTTCCACTTTCATTTATAAAATGAAAGGTTCTATTATCTGTAAAAGGAAGACATTTAATTTCTGCGTTAAATGATAATGTATTATCCTTCAAACTCATTCTCGCCACATCTCCTGCTGCTCCAGTTCCAATAGGATTATTAATTGTTGTGCTTGTTCCATTAATAATATTTGCCGAAGTAGCATTGCCAAAAGTTCTATTAGGATTTCCTAATATTGAAGCAGTTGAAATAGATGTCGCAGAGGCAATTTGAGATAGAACACCAGCACTATCAACATAATTATTTGAATTTGTCCAAGTAAAAGCACCTGATGTGTTGTCATACACTATTGGATTGGTTGCGGAGAGATTTGTTAATGCTATATAATTATTACTATTAGTCCAACCGAAACTTCCTGTGCCTGAATTATATGTAATAGGATTTCCAGCAGTAGAAAATAACCCTCTTATATCTGTTGTATTAGGAATATCATCTGTAATCGCCAATGTCCCTGTCACACTTGGAAATCCAATATTTATATTATCAGTTAAATCAGGCGTGAAGATGTTGATATTATGACTTAAATTTTCATCTTTTAATATCATCTTTTCATAAGCACCTGATGTTGATGTAAATATAGGTGATTTTAATGTTTTATTTTCCATAGTTTCAGTAGATGTAGCAGTAAATGATGTTGATATAACGCCTGATGCTGATACACTAATAGGTGGTGTTCCTGAAAATAATCCTCTAATCTGTGCGTCTGTTCTTATTTCACTTTGTAAAGCAAGAGTTCCTGCTGTTGATGGTAAAACAATATCAATAGCATCACTTGCTAATGATAGTGGTGCTTGTAATTTTATATAATTCGTTCCATTATCACTTGCTTCAAACATAGATATATAAGCACTTGAAGCACTTGTAGCATTTTTTATTACTATTGGTTCAGCATAAATATTTCTACAATAAATATCTTTCATTCTATTTTTGCTATACAAACTTGATGTTTCACCAATTAAATCACCAGCAGTTATTAATACATCTCTTGTAGCATCTGCTTTCATAATCATCGTATCTCCTCTGCCGTTGATATGAAAGAGAAAATCACCTGTATTACTAACACCTAAATAAGGAAAATTACTGCCGTGTGTATTATTTCTAAAACTAACATTATAAGACCTTGAACTTGGTGAATAATAAAATCCATAAAAATCTAAACCATAAGTAGTATCAAAATCTATTTTATTTTCATTATTATTAGTAGAGAATAAAGTATTTTTCAATTCCATATCACCATAAACTAAAAGTTCAACATTATTACTATTAGCATTATCTTCATCTCCAATAATTACATTATAACTATCTAATTTGGGTGTTAATGAATTACTATTTAAATTCCAAAAATTAGTATCATTATCATCAGCATATATTAAAGCATCCCCTGCTGGATTTACTTTTATTATTTTATTTGCTGTAAATCCACTTAATCCTTTTAATGATATAGTTGTTCCAGTAATATCAATTGGATTAGTTCCAGTATATTCAGTATTATTATCATCTGCGTATATTAAACCATCACCTGCTGGATTACATTTTATTATTTTATTTGCTGTAAATCCATTTAATCCTTTGAGAGAATAGGTAAATGTATCAGCATCATATTCTAATGGTTGTGTTGCTTTCAATTTCTTTAACATATTTTTATGAACTGAAAGACCATTTAAACTCCTAACATCATCACTTTCTATTCCATTTAGACTTCTTCTAGACATAGTTAATATATATAGATATTTTATATTTTTCTAAAAATCGTAGAGAATACTTTTGGGACAGTTGGTATTTTGGGATTTTTGGGATTTATAAAGCTGTGTCCCAAAAGTCCCAAAATACCAGCTGTAACAAAACTATTTCTCAAAAAAAACTCAGGAATTATTTCTATAAAGTTGCGTTTAGGAAAATATTATTATATCAATGAATATATATAATGGTTAATTCTACGATTAAAGACGAAGAAAAAGACGAGATAGACGAAGAGAAGGTGAGTGATTTGGAAACAGAAATGGTCCAAGAAAGCACTAATGAACCTATACAGAAAGAGAAAAAGAAAAGACCACCCAAAACACAAAAACAAATAGATGCTTTTAATGCCCTACAAGAAAGGAATAAGGTTAGATGGGCAGAAAAAAGAAAAGCAAAAGAAGATGCTGTTAATCTCAAGGTTGAAGAGAAATCTAAACCAATTGATATACCTAAACCTAAAAAAAAAGTCGCTATTCAGGAAGATGAGAGTGATGATGAAGTAGAATATGTTAAAGCTCCTCCTAAAAGACGCAAAAAGAAAAAGATTGTTATTGAACAAGACGATAGTTCAAGTGATGATGAAATAGTTATTTCTAGGTCTAGACGCTCCACACGATTAAAAGAAAAATCTATAAAACGAAAAGAACAAGAGGAAGGTTATACACAAGATAAGATTAATGAAGCAATAGAAAAAGAAAAACCTGTGCCTGAACCTGTGCCTGAACCTGAACCTGAAAAGAAACCATTAAGTCATAGGGAACTGCTAAGGGCATTCGGCCTTTGAGAGATTATGGATTATAAATTTTTGAAATAATACTTTTAAAATATTGTGTTACTTTGGGACTTAAACTATAAAGAAATTAAAAGATACATCAATATCTTACAGAGAAAGGTCTCGCCAAAAAAAAAAGGTCTCGTCCCAAAATATTTGGGACGCACTTGGGACGCTTGGTATTTTTGGGACTTATACATTTAACTTTATTTCTATTATATTTTATCTCATATATAATATAATGGAGAATGAATTAGAAGAAGAAGAAATAAAAAATTATATTGAACCTGAAGTATATAAATTTGCCTGTGATGATGAGATGGAAGGCATACCTTATCCATTACCAGCATCAATATTTAGGATGGCTTGTATAGGTAAATCAGGGTCAGGTAAGAGTAATTTAATACAAGCATTAACACAATCAGGTGGTAAAAAAAGAATATATAATAAAAGGTTTTCTAATGTCTTTATAGTCAGTCCATCAATAGCAAGTCAAGCACAGAAACCAAAATTACCTGAAGACAGATTTTATACTAGTTTAAAAGATTTACCAACTATATTTGATAGACTACAAAATGAAGAGGATATGGAAGGTAGAACTCTTATTATACTAGATGATTTAGGTAGTGAGATAAAACCGAATGGTAATGGTGATGATAGTGTAATTCTAAAAAAATTAATGAATAATGGTAGGCATATAGGTCGCCCAATAATAGATGAATTAACTGGAAGACAGATAGAAAGCGGAGCTGTATCAGTAATGATTTCA